CATCTTATGTATCTTCATGGTAGTATGTATATAGTATAGTATATATAGTTATGTATAGTGTAGTAGTATATGTTTGTTTTGCGATAGTTTTATAAACCTTTCGTAGATTTTGCGATAGTTTTATAAACCTTTCGTAGAAAAGGCACCTCCCTAGGCACAGATTTATAAACTTACTCCTCCTTTAATTGTTATTGATTCTAACAATTAAATAGCTCCGTAGTTTTATATGCCTCACTCGGTGGGGCTGGATTGTGCGAACTTTTCCATAGGAAATGAAGGTAAGGTATTCCGCTCTGTGCACTAAGGTTCTCCATAGGAAATGGAGGTACCAATCTGGGAGTAAGACCTTGACTTCCGATGGAAATAAGACACTATTTAATAGCGTTTAATAGACCTCCTCGTGAGTGGAAACTCTGTGATTGAATCTGTGTGTATTCTCTAAGCCATTTTAAGCCATTCTAACGCACGAACGACGTTAAACTCCAAGGGGGGGTTTGGGGGGGTCCTAACCCAGAAAAAAAATATTTTATAATTCCGATAACTATATAAAGAACACACACTTCTAGTATGTATGGGATATATAAAGATAGACAGTTTTAAGGTAATTTCTTACGAATTATGGCTGTGGCGAATTGCAATACCACTCTTAACACTAAGAGCAATATTAACAATATGAAACGAAAATATAACAAAGAGCATAAGAGCTGGCGTAACAAAGTCCTTCATAGAGACTGTGACTGTTGCCAAATATGCGGAAAGGAAGGAAAATTCCTAAACTGCCACCACCTAATCCCAGCAAATTTTAATAGATACACTTACGACACTAACAATGGAATCATACTCTGTGCCGGATGCCACACTCTTGCAAGATTCTCTGCACACAAGAATCCGTTATGGTTTACTAAATGGATGGCGAAGAACAGACCCCAGCTTTACTGGCTCGCAATGGACAGATTGAGGAAGTTAGAGAATGATATATGACAAATGGCAATTAGAAGTTTTAGATGCAAAAGGCAACGTTCTATGTAATAAAGGAAGGCAAATAGGCGGAACAGAGATATTTGCTCACAAAGCAGGAGAGTATTTAAGAAACAATCCTAAACATCAGATTATTTGTGTTTCTGATACACTAGACCAAGCAGAAAACATCATCAATATGGTTCTGAACTATCTAGGAAAGAAATGCCCTAAGGATATTAATAGAAAAAAATTCAAACCAACGAAGACAAGGGTTTGGCTTAATAATGGCGCCCATATAATCAGCAGACCGGTAGGAACAACAGGAGACGCAGTAAGGTCCTTCACGGGGAATATCTTATATGTCGATGAAGCCTCACTAATGCCTAGGAACTTCTGGGTTGCTGCCCTAGCAGTTCTATTCTCGACGGGAGGTAATATCTGGGCTTCTTCTACTCCTAGGAATAAATATGAAGGTAAAGCAAATAAGAAGTCATATTATTACGAAGCATACCTCAATCTACGGAATAGATGGACAATCATAGAGCAAACCAGCGAATGGGTAGCCCAGAATCGGAAAGTTTGCGCAACATGGACTAAAGAGCAAAAAGAAGAGGCAATTATCTTCCTGGAAGACAGAAAAGCAGAACTAACAGAAGCAGAGTATGGCAGAGAGTATTTGGCTCAATTCATGGACGAAAATCAGCAATGGTTTCCAGATGAGTTGATTAGGAAGCGTATGGTTGCGCGGAGACCGACAGCGATAGATAAAGAGTGGTTTGTAGGAATGGGAAATGATATTGCGCGGAAAGGAGAAGACCCAGGCTCTTATGAAGTCTTTAGATTATCTGGAGACAGGCTTATTCAAATTGAGAATCAAATATCAAACGACCAACCAATAACAACAACAGCAACCCAGATTATGGGACTAGATGACAAATTCAACATCAATCACAACTTTATAGATGACGAAGGAAGCCTAGGAAAAGGAGTCCTAGACATTTTACTAAAAGAACAAAAGAACTGGCAAAGGGAAGCAAAGACCCACGGCATTTCAAATAGTAAGATGGTTGTAGATGAGCAAGGAAAGGAAAAGGGAATCAAGAAAACAGAGATGCACGTTACACTCCTCTCTATGATGGAAAAGGGAAAGATAGACCTCCTCGACGACGAATCTATATTTCAAAGCCTAAAGAGTGTTCAGTATGTCTATGACACAGACAGCACGGGGAAGAGACACCTTAAAATCTTTGGTTTTGATACCCATATATGCGAAGGAATCACCAGAGCCACCGAACTCCTAAAATACAAAGATTTAAATCCTTCGATTTATACCATTAAGGTATGAAAAAGTTCAAATATAAGGAAAAAGACTACGATATTGAAGATACTGGCGTGATTTTTGCCGATTTGTTAGCGGATTTGATAGAAGAACTAAAAATAAGGAACGTTAATGGCAGGAGATGAAGGAACGTTAGCAACAACAGCACAGGTCCTCTTAGCAATCGGAAGCGGCGCAAGCGCAGCCCAAATTCTAGAGGCAAACACTAACATCTGGATTTTGATGGCGGAGTCAGATTTAGAGAAAGCCTTCGGGAGTAATGTAGGACTAGTCGCAAACTACGCAACCATAACAGCAGCAAATAAACAATGGTTAGCGATGGTATCAAGTCATAGAGCAGCCTTCTACGGAATCAATCAGAATCAAAACACCTGGCAACTAGCCACATCCCAATCAAAACTAAACGTATGCAATTCTATCTGGAAAGGTTTCTTAGCAGACCTAAAAGAAAACAGAGCAGATATACTCGCAGACCTAGGACTTTAAAATGCCACTAGCAAGCCCAGACCTGACAGAGTTTACAACCTCATCTCCAGTAATAGCAAGTTATGATTATGAAGACATAGAAGACGGGTTAGGAAAACAAACTTATTATTTTACTTGGTTTGAGTATAATAGTGGCGGCACTACTGGTTGGAAAATGACCAAGAGCCAAATTCCAGCAGCAGGTCTAGCAACAGATAGCTACCTAAACACTCCTTCAACTTATACAATAGACCTCGCCCCTTTTATTTTACCAAAGACAGCAAGAGGAACAGCAATTTTAACGGGTTACTATGTTCACACAGCAGCCGGATATGCAGACGCTACAATATATCACGTAAGGGGCGTAACCGAAACAGCAATCACATCCACGGTCCAAAGCGGCACACAAAGCGGAACGACTCCTTTTTCTATGGAAATGCCTTTAACAGAAACAATATTCGCAGAAGGAGACATATTAAGAATTAAAATAAAAGCAACCGGACATATGGGTATAGTTGTAGAAGCAACAGGAACTCAACCCTTAAAACTAATAATGCAGTATAAGGTGGACGTATAATGGCATTTAATAATATAAGCAACAGCACCACAACAGACTTCACAAACCAAGTCACAGACTTCATAATGGACCAGAAGGTTTTAGATGTTGATAATGACAGCGGAGAGACCTTCCATTATTTCGACGAAGCACAAACGGATATGGGCTACTACACTAACGACCCTATTGTTTTCTCCGCAGCGAACGGACTCGCAACGTGGGCATTTAAGCAGGGATGGACATCAGAAAACCCAAAAACAATAGCAGAGTTCGAACACTTCACAGGAAGAGGAAACGACACCTTTTCTCAATTAATGTGGAATCACGAGGTAATAAAACTAGTAGTAGGAGATGCCTTTATGGAGATAGTAAAAAATAAAGAAGGCAATATAATAATTAACCTAATACCAATCTCCCCAGAGCGAGTGAAGGTTGTAAGCAAAAAAGGAAGAATTAAGAGGTATGAGGTTTGGAACGGTAGCAAGTGGAAAACAATAAACGTAAGAAATATGTATCACACAAGCAACAAGAGAATAGGCGACCAAGTCCACGGAACTTCACAAATAACAGCAATAAGAAAATCAATCGATGCAAGACAAGAGGCAGAAGAAGACGAGAGAGTAATCAAACACAGAGACAAGGCATTAGGAATAGTATATTACAAGACAAACAACGCAGGAAAGATAGCCTACGCAAACACTCAAATCGAGAACGCAGTTAAGAACGGGGAAATGGTAGGTATGCCAGACGATACGGGAAAGATAGAGCCTTACCCAAGTAAGTCAAGTGAGGACAGACAAAACTGGATACAAAGCAGAGAAAACCACACATACGCATCACTAGGAGTGCCTAGAAATATGATAACTGCCGACGGAACAAGTGAGGTCGGAGGAATCAACGGGCATTTAGTATTTGAAGTAACAGGCGGAGCGGAAGCATCAGACGAAGAGGCGAGTATTCGGAATCAATTAGCAAGAAGAATAAAGTTTAATAGACCCCCTAGTTTAGCCCCTAATGCACAGGAGAACGCAGACAAGAACACAGGACAAACATCAATACAACCCCAGGAGGCAACACCCAGTTTAAATAGATAATGGCAACTCTTCAATCAATTGCGCCAAACACGCAAACAGAACCAATAGCACCACCAACAGCACCAAAACCAAACGCAGCAGAAAACGAAGCAGCAAAGAGGGAATGTTTATCGAGAGAAGGAGAATGGAAATGGAGTCCACAAACCAACACCTGCACCAAACTAATAACGAGCGCAAACTCAACCCCAGAAGAATACGAAGCATATAAATTAAGCAAGGGACTATCTCCAACAGATAAAAGTAAATTCGGTGCGTTAAGGGATAGTGAAAGTGGACGACTTAGTGGTTTTGAGGAAGGCGGAAATATCTATTTGGGACTACAACCAGAAAGAGTAAGGGAATCAGTAGAAGCAGAAGCAAACAAACAAGAGTTAGTCGTAGGCGGACAAGCAGAAACAGTTTTATCAAACAGACAACAACAAGAGGAAGGACTTCGGGCAGCCGCAGGAGTAGCACGGACTCCCTTAGACCCAGGAGCAGCAACAGAGCAAATAAAACTTAATTATGTAGATGCTGCCTTATCCGCAATACCAGGAATACTCCCAGAAGCAATTGGTTTTGGTGGCACATTCGCAGCAGGAGCATTAGTCGCAGGACAACTAGGACCACAAGCAGCACTCCCAGAAGAAGTAGTAACTGTCCCAGCAGCAGCAATAATAGGAGCAGTTATTGGTGGAGTTAAGGGTTTTTATCAAGACTTTGTCCGAAACCTAGAACAACAAAGAAGCGCAGCAGTAGAGGCACCAATTAGAACACTAACAGAAACAAAACCATTATTATCAGATATTATCAACGCACAAAACGGAAATCCAGAAGACAGAGACAAACATAGGCAACAATTTGATATACAGACACAGCTAATACAAGACGACTATGACAACTTAAAAGACCTAACGGATAGCAGTGTAACCAAACTCCTCGGAGAGAATGGTATAAATCAGTTGAAGGAGTTTCAGGTTTATTATGCAGGTGAGGCGCAGCAGTTAGAGTTGGAATTTCAAGACGCACTAGCAAACCCCGACCCAGCAAAGATTAGAGCAACCTCAAAAGATATTGAAGATATGAAACAAAGAATAACGGGGCTTATAAAATGACAACACTAAACGAAAGAATGGCAATACTGGAAACAGAAGTTAAGGGAATGAAACGTATATTATGGTTACTATCCGCAGGCGTCCTAGCCCAAGTCGGTATACAATTACCGATATTATAGAAACATTTATAAAGAACACACACATATATAGACTATGGAAATCACAGACAACCCAAATCCTACCACAGAAGCAGAGAAACCAGTTGGAGCATTAGCAGAAACCAAAGCAATTCTAGAAGAAATTAAGAAAGAGAAAGAAGAATTAAAAACATTACTAGCCCAAAAGGCGGAAGATATGTTATCCGGAGAGACTGGCGGACACGTAGAGGCCCCAGTCATAGACGAAGAAACACAGAAGAAAAAAGATGCTGCTAAATTTTTTGAGGGAACTTCTTTAGAGAAGGCAATTATACCAGATGTTAAAAACTGAATGGGAAGAAGGCTTAAAGAGACTGGAAGCAATTCTTAAAGATGCTAAAGATACAGCAGTTAAATCGGCAAAGGATATTGAGGAGTTGGAGTTTACTATTTCTAAATATCGAGAACAAATAGAATGCATAAAGGAATAATTCTAAGAGGAAACGGAACACTAATAAGACGAGTAATTGAGGATTTAAAAGACGTTCATTTTAATTTTATTAATAAAGAGACTAAAAAGAGTATGGGAATCATACAACTAATGCCAAGAGAAATCAAGACCTTCGAACTAATTTTTCCAGAAACAGAGAAAAAGAACATAAAGAAGATAGTCAATGAGACAATAGCAAAACACAACACCACTACGGGCGGAGTGGCGGCACACTGGCTACCCTTCAAGAAAGACAAGTTCAAAGAAGGCGTAGAAATGCTATGATAAGCAGTTGGGAGATAAGATTTTGGGTAATTTGTTTAATTTTAGTAAAAGTATATCAATTCCTAAAATACGAAAGGTTTAAATAGTTCGCACAATCCATTAATATATGGCAGTTCCAACTTGCACAGAAACACCAACAAAATTCGCACGTTATACCGTGGCAGATGGCACAGCAATTCCACTTTCTACAACTCTACAACTAACAGACCCTAATACAGCAGTCGCAAGTAGTGGAGATGATGTATTCGCAGGTATCGCATGGGAAGAAAAGACAGCAAGCGACGGAATAGTTGAGATTTCTACGGCAGTTAATGGAGTTTGGGACATGCAAGCAACAGGAGAAACAATCACAGCAGGGGCAATCGTAAAACTATCAGGCGCAAATTTAATTGTTTCAGCAGAAGCAGCAGACCTACTAACTGGGAAGGTTGTTGGGAAGGCTTTAGAAGATGCAAGCGCAGCAGAAGTAATAAGGGTTAGAGTTGGAGGAAATCTAGTTTAATGGCAGACACAGACAGAGAAGCAGACTTAAGAAAGGAATATATTGACACAGCAGTTAAGGCAGTTATTAAAATTGAAGAGAAATGGAAGGCTTTATGTGCTATTGATACTTCTTCAGCCTGGACAGAGAGTTATTTTAGAGAGACTAACGACGATAGCACAGACGGCGGAACAGGCTCACCAATAGCAGGAGTCCCACAATTCACACCCTTCCCATTCTTCGACGTAACAGAGACTAAGGTTAGTAGTGTTATTGAGAAGTATGCAGGTGAATCTATTATCTCACTAGAAGCACAACAGAACGCTACCGTGCCAATGTTACAGAGGAAGATTTACAGACTAGGAAGAAAAATAGTATATCAAATTGATGCAGCAATTGAAGCAAGTGTAAGCACTAACGCAAATAACACACTAGCAATAACAGCAGGTAACGAATGGGACTCTGACACTATCGCAAACCGAGACCCTGTTAAAGATATCCTCGACGCTATCCAAACATTAAGAACAGACGGTATTGATGCCCTAAGCGGAAACGGATATTTAGTAGTTAATGGGATAGACTATACAAACATTATTGCAAACACTAAAATTATTAACCACCCAACTTATAGCAGTGGGGTTATGAGTAACGGACAACAGGGAAGTATTTTAGGACTGACTATTGTAGTAAGTGAAGCAACAACAGCAGACCAAGCCTATGTCCTAGTAGCTAAGCAGGGTATGGTATGGAAGCAAGCAGAAGGAATGAAGGTTAAGACTATTGTAGACGAAGGAAAATCCACAACTATTCGAGCGTGGGAAAGGGGAGTTTTCCAACTACAAGCCCCAAACGAAATCTGTAAAATAACTAACACGAGGAAGGCATAATGACAGAGAACGGACGACTTATTAGAGGAAAGGCAAATCTCGAGGCAGGAAAATTTCTTAAAAATCAGGAGACTTTGGATTATATTGAGAGCATTAAAGTAGTTGATAAACCAAAGGAGAATAAGAAATATGCAAAGCGATAATATCATTGCAAGACCCAGAGTTCTAGTTATTCCCTCTGACAATGAAAACGAATTAACGTATGCAGAAATAGGAACTATTGTAATGAGTGGGGCGAAGATGTATATTTGTGTTAGTAAAGGAAATTTCGAGTTGGTGACTAGCGCATAATGACAGCAGCAACAGTCCTTTACACAGGGAAAGCAGGAGACACCGCAGCAATTATAACAGCAGTAGGGACTAACGCCTTCTCTACATTACAATTTCTTCCATCCGCGGATGGAAGCGGACTAATAATTTTATTTCAGGGGTCTTAACATGGGGAAGAACCCACTCATCCGTAGCTATCCTAAGCGAATTAATAAACCAATGCCTAACAAGAGTGCGGGTATAATGGATGACTACGCAGTGAGGAAGGTTATCAATTCTAAAGAGGGAACAATAGAACAAACGCCAGCCAATAACAATGACATCGTTAATAAAAA